ATAAATCGGTGGTCATATCTGCAATCATTACATAGGCTATACTCGGTGAAGTCAAATGGTTCACCACATTGTTCGCAAATAGATAGTTTCATAAAAAGAAAAAGCCCAACCACGGAGAGAGTGCAGTCAGGCTTTTGTAAAATCACGTTTCTTTGGGACAGGAGTTATCCAAGAAGTAGTATTATACACGATACCGCGTTTCTGTTCAACAACATTATGCGTTTATCCTAGCAGTTGCTATATATAAGTATTCTTGAGATATTTCTATACCTATAAAATCTCTATTTAATTGTTTTGCAACAACTCCAGTAGTGCCTGTTCCCATAAATGGGTCTAATATTACATTATGCTCATTAGAAAATGCTAACATTAATTGACTTACTAAATTCTCAGGGAAAACTGCTCCATGACTACCATGAATTTTTTTACCTCTTTTAACCCTTAGAATATTATTCATTTCACCACGTTTAAATTTAGCGTTTGTAATGTGCCTTCCTGCAATACTATCATTTTCCATTATTAAAATAAATTCGTAGCAACTATTAAGAATATTAGAGTGCATTGCTGGTTGACCTGTATTTTTATCCCAAATAATAATATCTTTTATTTGCTTATGAAAATCACCAATCATTTTAAAAAACGCTTCTTTACTTCCTGTTACTATTTGAAAATTGTAACAAACTATTTTAGATACTCTTAGTAGTTCATTTAATACTTTAAAATGAAATTCATAAAATTCATTAATTGGTAAGGCATCATCAAAATGCTCATATTTTTTACTAAAATGTTCTGACTTTTCTCTTGTGGTATATTTACCATTTCTTACTCTAGTTCTCATATTGTAAGGAGGGCTTGTAATAGTTAAATCTATATGATTATCAGGTAATGTTTTCATTACCTCTAAACAATCACCATGTATTAGATTAAGCATTTATTCTACGACTCGCAATAGTTAAAAGATTATCGTATGCCATGTCCAATTGCCAATAAAAGGCTAATGGTGGTTTAGCGCCTAAGTATTTAGCATAGATAGCGTCTTGTTGTCCTTGTTCTAAGCTATGTATGATAGCGTGTATAGTTCTAATATTAGACATGTCTTGAGCAGAGCACATTTCTTCGAATACTTCTGAAGTTGACTCACCTCCTGATGACATACCTATGCTTTTAGAAGGGTATCCTAGTTTATGGGTATCATGTTTCATCCATAAGCTCCAATCCTCGAGGATGGACAATAAGCGTTCCATACTAATCATATTGTGTTAGCGTATAAGCTACGCTTTGCCCAAATGTTTCTTGTGTAGTTCTTTGTTGAAGGTTATGTTTAGCATCATCTGCGTTGTGACTGATAACACCTTTTATTTGGTCTTCTGTAAAGTTTGCTGTATGTCCAAATATACCTTGTAGCGGATGTGGCTGTGGAATGTAATAGTGCATAAGTCTATTATCTTTATCTTTGAATGCGTGTATATGACCTTCCATCTTCATGGTGACAAGCAAGTTTTTAATAGTATTGTAATTGCCATCTACATGTGCTGCTATATCTTTTATAGCTTTAGGTTCTGTAAGGTAAGCTAATATTTTATCTCTAGTGTTCACGATACATCCTTAATTTTACAATGCCATTTCTTTTTATCGTCTTGATGCCAACCATGTACATGAATAGTCCAACCAGCTTCACGAATATGTCCTACGTTTTCATGGTCACCTATCTTCTTTACTCTAGCTGACATATTGCCTGCTGTGGTTGTTTGCACAGCTAATGTTTCTTTTCCTTTTAAAGCTAGTATGTCTATAAAACCAAACAGGTCTTGTCTTGTCTTGCTCCAATTATTCCAATGCTCTGTTATCCAACAAGTGTATCCTTCTTCTCGTAATTTTTTAAGACTTAACTGCGTTGGGCTAGTTGCCATTAAAACATCCTTGTCTGTGCTGTAGCTTGATTAACTCTATCGCAAGCCGATTTATAATAATCTTGGTCTAATTCACATCCCACTAAATCAAAACCTAAATTATTACAAGCAACAGCAATAGAACCTGAACCTAAATGTGTATCTAATATTTTTTGACCTTTTTCAGCATAATTGGTTAATAGCCATTCATATAATTTTACAGGCTTTTGTGTTGGATGTATTCTATCAAGTTGATTTGGATTTAACTTATTTAACCTTACAACCTTATCAAAACTTGTCCAAGCCATTTCAGCTTCAGCAAAATCCCTTCCATACATTGACTCTCCTTTATCCCAAATTAACCAACATCTTGTTGGCGGTAATGCAAAATAATTACCTCCCCAAATAATTTGATTTTTACTTACCCTTTTTAACTCATCAAAATATTCTTTGTTTGGAACTGCTGAGTCCCAAGTTTTTGTTTTATCAGGTTTTATTGTTTGCCTTGAGCCCATATTCATTTTTGTTACATCAATTCCATAAGGTGGGTCTACAATAGCTAAATCAAATGCTTTATCAGGCAAGGTAGCCATATAAGCCATGCAATCTATATTGTGTAATTCTGCTTGTCCTATTTTAATCATCTTTAATATTGTCAAATTGCTCACTATTAGGTTTAGATGTTCCGTCTTTAAATCTTTTCTCTACATCACCGGTGGACTTATTAAGTTCGTATTCATAAGCGTGTGGTGATACGTCAGGACTGTTTACTTTTCGCTTAAATATTTTGTCCCAATTGTCTTGTGCTTCTTGTTCAGAAATTAACAATGGTCGTCTAGTAGAACCTTTACCCATTACTTTACCTCCAAATGTCCGTTAGTAAATAACCAGCCTATAGTTTTACGGTGTGCTTCTTCCCATGCTGCTATTCTATCATGTTTATCTAACATCTTATCATTATCTATCATGTGGTGGCATTGGTGGCATAAGAAAGCTATACGGTAATCGTGTCCCTTGATACCTGTTCCTTTACCGTCACGTAGTTGATTAGAGTGTGCAGATACTACAGTTCCGTCTTGCATAGAACACATCATACATGGTGCTCCATCTGCTAGTTTAAGTAACTTAGGGTTACGATAGTTCACTAATAATCCCAACCCCAGCCCATAGTCTGACCCCATACTTCTATTTGTTGTTGGTATTCTGTCATTTCACTTGTGGTTAGTTTAGTTGTTGATTTTATAAGTTCTACAGGCATGCCTGCAATTTCTGTTTGGTATCGTAAAAACTTATATCCCATAAGTTCATGTATCTTGTCTTTCTCAATGCCAAGATGCTGACCTATGCTTGTATACAATTCCCATAGTCTTTCGTTTTGTTCTAGGCTACGGTTAAGTTTTGCATCTGTTACTGTTACACGCCAGCGTTTAGTAAAGTCAAGACTTTTTAGCTTCTCTATAAGCTGAGGTAAGTTGTCTTTGGTTAATGCCCACTTTATCATCTCTCCATCCTTTCGTTTTAAATACTTGTCCGTCTTTAGAAGTTGCTTTGTATTCTATATCGTTACCGAATAGCTTTTTACACTCTTTGATAAATTCATTTATGGTCATCTTGGTGGACTCTCATTATATCGTAAACCTTTTTGGTCAAACCAAAAGTTAAATGAACCTTCCCATTGTGCATTACGCTGCTTCTGAACAAAAACTTTTGCATCTGGAATAATATTTAACTCATCATCTGAAGTCTTACCTTCTTCTATTAACTTCTCTTTGTATCTGTTACGCCATACACAAATAATATTATCACATAAGTTACGAATATGCGAACTTCCCATAATGTTTGTAGCGTCTGGTATTTCTGACTCGTCTTTAAGTTTTCTAGTATGTGCTACTAAAAAAATACTTACCTGTAAATCACGTGCTATAACCGCTAAAGAATTAGTCAGTCTTTTCTGTCCATCTAATGACTCTTCAGACACGTCATCCAATTTCATAAGACTGTCAATAATAAATACCTCAACTCCCAATATATGCTTTCCATAATGCAGAGTTGCAATCATGTCTTCTGACTTAGTGCTTCCTGTTTGGTCGTATATATATAACTTGTCTTTAGCTCTATCACAAAACTTACGTATGTAATCATCTGTTGGTTCTGGTGAACCTAATGACTGGGTAATCATTCTAGCTAATGTAAGAACAGGTCTCATTTCTAAAGACGCTATTAAACATTTAGTATTCTGTTTCATCATAGCTAATACAACTTGTGATAACCACATTGACTTACCATGACCTGATACACCAGTAAGAATTGTTAGTTCAGAAGACCTAATACGGAATTTATCTTCCGTCTTAATCCAGCCCAACGATTTGCCACTATGAACTTCCTCACTAAAATACTTGACCAAGTCATCAGCAAATATATCCGTACCTTTAACTTTAAACTCTGCATGACCATACCCCTCATTATAAAATTCTTGAACTGTTGATTGGCTAACTGTTAGTTTATCTATAACTTCGCCTATGTTCATATTAAACGCCATGCAAATGTAATTATGATATAAGATATTTTAGCAATTAATCCTATAGCAAGTAAACATAAAACCCATATAATAGTTTGACCTATAAATGTTCCAATAACTTCATTAATTTGTTTTTTCATTCTTCCACCTCTAGTTTTATTTTGCCTATGTATTTATATTCTATTGGCACTTCTTTTACTCTATCGCCTAAATGAAATAAGACTTCACCTTTGTGGTTTTGCCATACATAAAAATATTGTTCTTTCATATTCCACCTTCCCAAACTTTTTTAGGTTTGATAGTTTCTTCTATAGGGTCGTTCCACCTGGACTGATTAATATACGTGGTCGTTGCTGGTACGTATCCTTCTTTCCAACTGCGAGTATCTTTCATTTTTTTAATGTGGTCAAGTATTTCATCTTTAATCTCATACAATTTTCTATTACGCCACTTTTCCTCACATTTAACTTTTGATATTTTACGAGTTGGATATATTTCCCAAAATTCTAAAAACGACTTATGCGATAGCATATATATATCTTTATCTTTATCTCTATCTTTATCTCTATCTAGTATAGAATTTTTATAGTCACACTCTATTATCCACTTACTTAATGATTTTATTACAGAATTTACGAAGTTTATAGGGTATCTTAACCTATAAGCAATTGCCTGGTCTTCAGGTAAAAAACCATCATATTGACTAGCTAAACACCATAGTTTTATTAAAATAGCTTGTTGGTCGTGACTCATTGCATTAAATTCATAATCCTCTAATAAGTCAATTCCATATAATTTAAACCATGGCATTTTCTTAGTTTCATCTGCATAAGTCTTAGGTTTATAATGCTGAAACTTATCCCAATTCTTTACTCTGTATTTCATATACTCTCCTTAAAATAAACATTCTTCATAAAGTTCTGTTACTGGCACAACTTTTGCTTTAGGCAAAATATGGAGCTTGCAATTAGGTCTTGACTCTAAAAACCATTTAGCAGATGCCTTGTTACTAAAGGCTCTTAGCGGTTTTCCGTCAAATTCATCTAATATAATGTAACGCAATATGTCCATGGAGCAAAACACTAACATAGGTAAAT